TTACCAAAGTTCTTGTTAATCTCGCAACATACTGTGGCTGGACGGAATCCTGATTGCAATAGGGCTGACGCTACTTCATAATCAAAACTGTCGATATCTAGACTAAAAAAGTCTGGTTGCCAGTATTGTTCTGGAATGTATTGTGTGACATCGCCTGGAGAAATCATTTGTTGTATTTTGATCAATTGATCCGGCCATCTCTCAGTCACAGAAAGATCCCAGTCCCATCCGTCTATGCCAACACCACAATATCCTTGATGTAGCAAGTCCAGAGTCATATTTTGTGTTCCATCACCAAACCCAATCTCTACAAAAGTTTTTTTTGGGTCTGCAATACCTGCCAACATGTATTCAATGATTCCAGTCTCGGCATTTTGACTAAAACCTTGTCGTTCATACGGTAAATGCTTCATAATGGTATCCATATTGTGTTACTTTTACTCTTGACCGGTGCTGCCTCATATGGGCCACACAAATCATTAAGCCACTGTCTGTGTTGATCTTGTTGACCGTTATCCTCAATCAATAGCCAGGGTCTATTGCGTTTTATAGTTTCACAACTTCCGTCTAATACTGCATTTTCAAAGCCTTCAACATCAATTTTGATCCAGTCAATGTCTTGAAAATCGAATCGATCCAGTGTGGTTAATTCTCCAGTGTGTTGTTCAAACTCTGGGTTGGGCACAAACTCAGCAACTTGCTTGGTATGTCCACATTTGAGAGTTTGCAATTCAAATGTTGCTGTTTGATCTCGGTTGCTAAGACCCAAGTTATGCAATTCTACATTGCTGTAATTTTCTAGATTTTTTTTCAGGACTTCAAAGTTTTTGAGCACTGGTTCAAAACATATCACACGTTTGAATTGTTCAGCACTGGGTCGAGCAAATATGCCAATGTTGGCACCAACATCAATCATGGTACGCTTGCGAGGAATATTGTTGTACACATACCAACGATAACGATTTTGATAATGTACATCCACTACCTCCTGCAGTCGTTCACTAAAGAATCCATTTGGTGGTTCTGGAGAATACCACAGAGAGTTTATTTTATACATATATAACTATTTAACCCAATGAAAATCAGTCTATTTAATAACTTTGGTGCAAAGAATTCCGTGCCAGTTTTTCAAGCCATCGCCCAGGGTCTCTCAGCCCAAGGGCACACAGTAGTGTATCATGACATCACAGCCGACGTGGCTGTGATATGGAGCATGTTATGGAGTGGGCGTATGCGACCCAATCATGAAGTTTATCAAGCATTCCGGCGCCAAGGCCGACCTGTGATTGTTGCCGAAGTAGGTATGATACAACGCGGACAAACTTGGAAGATTGGCGTCAATGGTACTGGGTTTGGCAGTTACAATTTTGATAATCTCATACCCAATCGTGCTGCCACGCTTGGGCTAGTTTTGAAACCCTGGCGTTCAGGCACAAACATTGTGATAGCCATGCAAAGACACGACAGTGAACAGTGGCATGATCAACCACCAATAAATCAGTGGTTAGAATCAACAGTGGCCGAGATTAGAAATCACACAGATCGATCCATTGTGATTAGACCTCATCCAAGAAGCGGATGCCATATACCGCCAGGATGTTTGATTGATCGTCCACATTTTAATGCAGGCTCATATGATGATTTTGATTTTGAACGTGTGCTAGACACAGCGCATTGTGTGCTGAACTGGAATTCAGGCCCAGGGCCTCAAGCCGTGATTCAAGGGGTTCCTGCGTTTGTTGGACCTGCCAGTCTAGCAAGTCCAATTGCCAACTGGAACTTGTCGCAAATAGAAAAGCCTTCACATCCTGATCGCACTCAGTGGCTGGAACAACTGGCACACACTGAGTGGACTGTGGAGGAAATCAAGACTGGCGTGCCTTTTCGACGTCTAGTCTTTTGAGATCAGCATCTACCATGTCACGTATCATGATTTCAAAATTGGTGCGAGGCTCCCAACCCAGTTCGTGCCTAGCACGTGAAGAATCTCCACAGAGGCTATAAAGTTCAGCAGGACGTTTAAATCTTGGATCGCTCTTGACCAATGGTTGCCAATCTGTGATTCCCACATGTTCAAAGGCCACACGACATAAATCACCAATGGTGTACTGTTTGCCTGTGGCAATCACATAGTCACTGGCCTTGTCCTGTTGCAACATCAACCACATGGCTTCCACAAAGTCTCCAGCAAATCCCCAATCACGTGCTACATCTAGGTTACCCAGTGTGACCGAATCTTCTAGTCCTAGTTTGATACGTGCTACCGCATCTGTGATTTTGCGTGTGACAAATTCGCGACCTCGCAAGGGCGATTCATGATTGAACAAGATACCCGAACAGGCATACAAACTATAACTCTCACGGAAGTTTATGGTCATCCAGTGTGAATACAACTTGCTTACTCCATATGGGCTTCGTGGACGGAATGGTGTGGTTTCACCTTGCAGTCCTGGTTCCGTAGCATTGCCGAACATTTCACTTGTGCTGGCCTGATAGAATCGGGCATTGGGATTGTGTTGGCGTATTGAATTGAGTAAATTTAGCGGTCCCATGCAATTGACTTCGGTTGTGAGTTTGTTCAATTCCCAACTGATTCCAACAAAACTTTGAGCCGCTAAGTTGTACACTTCTTGAGGCTTAATACCTTGCATGATATGATTCATGTTGTTCTCATCAGTGATGTCGCCTGTGATGAGTTCAATGTCATTTTCAATGCCCAACCATTTGATATTTTCCAAATTGGGATTTGAATAGCGTTTGACTAGCCCATAAACATGGTAGCCTTTTTCTATTAGATATTTGGCAAGATACGGGCCATCCTGGCCGGTCATGCCTGTAACAAATGCAGTCTTTTTCATACTGTTATGTATCACACACGACAGGTCACACTTGAATATCTTCCATGCCTGCAGTTCTTAGGCGTACCACATGTCCCATTTGCCACTGTTTGGTGTCCAGCCCTTTGAGTATACCCAACCAACGATTGCGCAGATACGCCACTTCGTTGATCAGCGTTTCGTAGTCAATAACTTCGTCTTCGCCATCCACGTACTTTTCAGCATCTCTTGAGGTCAATGCACGGGCGTACCCTTCTAGATACTTCTGGAAATGCTTTCTACGTATCTTACGCAGTTGGATATTGAGATAGTTTAGTACTGCTTCAATCTCTTGCAGTTGATTGTACCTAAACTCAGTTATACCCGGCAAGGCTGTGATATTTTTTTCAACTATGCCGTAAATTTTACAATCCTTTTTAGCATCGTCAAGTTCACGCTCGTAGTGATGTATAAAATCTGGAATAGCATTTAAACTAGCAACTACGCGGCTATACCACATAATCTATCCAATTTAAAAAAGTTGTTGGATATATAGACATATCCAAATCTTTTCGGCGGCTAGTAAATTCCTTTAGAAATAGTTTAATATTTTGTCTCTGTGTTTCGGTCGGAACTTGTTGCATTGACTGCTCGATTGGTTGTCGCATATTTTCTGGTAGTGATTGTATTTGTTTTATTATTACTTGTTTACTTCCAGCATCTAGAACATAAGGAGCCATCATGTCCGGTTGGTAAGCAAACGTTACAGCAATCTTGTTATTTTTAAAACAATTGACAAAATCAGCAAACCCAAAAATTGTTAAATTAGAAAGAGTTGACTGGAACCTATAGTCTATGCTGTTTGATTCTAACAATGCTATTTTGTTTTTAAAATCTTGCCACGAACTACCATACCGATTAAATTCGTGTAGTTTATCAATACATTCTGCACTGACCGTTAGATACAACCCCTTAATCAACTTTATTTTTTTTAGTATTTTTTCAAATCTTGCCGTACTAACTCCAAGGCCAGTGTATATTTGTATTTCAATATTGTCTGGAACTGGAATCTCTGTGAGAACATCTATCAGCCGGTTATCTAAAAACGGTTCTCCTCCAGTTACTACTAATTTTTTTATTCCTGGCGTAATTTGTTTAATCTCCTTTAACAAGATTTGATATTGTTTAGTTGCTGTCAACACTGGCTGACTAAGTTTTATTAACAACTGATCTTTAACAGTTAATTCAAACCTGTTGTCCGAGCCAGATACATTGTATCTGCCATTGTTTTTAAGGTCTTGCCGCCACGCACTTGAAAACTCTTTGCAACAATATGAACAAGTTAAATTACAATCACTGCCAATTGTAAGGTCAACAATTTCTGGCTGTGTAGAAATTTCAAAGTGAGTTTTATCCTGTCCACCTTGACACATCCTGGGACTTACTGCTCCAACATCTTCGGCATGCCAACAATTTTGTTCACAACTATTATTACGCTGATTAACCAACATCATGTTTCTTTCTGTGATATTGATTGGTGTATTAAACAACTGACCCGGATTGTTAGATAACCATTTAAAATCTATATCATGTGGTTGTGCTGCATGACAAGTGTAGGTAGTTTTTGATTCAAGATCAATTTTCAGAAATCGAAATTTCATTGAACAATAATAGCTTCTTTCGTTATTATCAACGATCATTAATTTTCCCAGTCTTGATCTTCTTCCTCTTCAAATTCATCGTCTTCTTCGTCTTCCGCCTCGTAGTCCTTGTCATTGTCAAGGTATGCGGTTAGCGCACGTTTGATGTCTGTGTCACCTTTGAAAGCGTCGCGAATGTCTTCTACATCACTATCATTATCCATCAAGATCTGTATCACAGTTTCAGCGGCTTCGGCACGGTCAACTGTGTTTACAAAACGCTTGAGCTCTCCCCAAATCTCACTGGCTATTGCTTCACTCATCTGCTGTTTCCTCCAGAGTACTTACCTCGGCTTTCTGATTTCCAAAGTCTGCCATGACCTTGTCTAAACATCCGTCATCGTTCTTTTCCCATGCTTTGCGGAACTTCTTGATTACTTCACCTTCGCTTGTGGTAAACACTAGACTATTGCCCTCACGCTTGAGCATTTCTTTTTTCTCAATCAAGTCAACCAAGCCCGAGTATGGACTCATGCCTGTTGTGTATGGAATCTTGACTTGCACACCTTCAAAGGGTTTGGCATAGCGTGTTTTCATAACTTTACAACCAGCACGGATACCGTTTACTTCAGATACTTTGTTGCCGTCCTCGTCCTCTTTGAGTTTCATCTTCTTCATGGCAACCACAATACTGGATGCATAGATAAAGCCTTGGCCTCCGGAGATCTTGTCATCAGGGTCAAACATGTCCTGACTTGCATATGTGTGGTTGGTGCAAACCAAACCCACATTGTAACTACCAAACATGTTCACACAATTACGAACAAGTGCTGTGAGTGCTTTGGGTTTGCGACCCAAGTCACCTTTCATTTCACCTGCGTCAAATTGGTTAACGTCTGTGGGCGTCAACAACATACCAAGTGAGTCAATAACAAACATAACCTTAGGACGCTCACCTTCGGCAAGTGCTTTGTAATCGCTCATGAATGTGGAGATTGTTTTGGCCACATCGTCAATCATGGCCATACTCAATTTAAGCAGTTTGCTTTCGCTGGTATCGACTCCAAGTGCTTTGAGCCAATCTTCATCTAGTGCGTTTTCACTGTCAATCAACACAACAAAGATGCCTTGCTCTTGTGCGTTCTTCACAATGTTACCACTGCAGATGTAACTTTTGCCTGCTCCTGAGTCGCCGGCGAACACAGTGACCTTGCCCAGTGGGATACCACGGTTGAAGTCTCCAGAGATCAAGTAGTTCAAGGCATAGTTGCCTGTGGAGATCCAGTCTGTGGGATCGTTGAAGCCAATTGAAAGGCCGTCAATGCTCTTGGTAATTTCCTTACGAAATTTGCTTACGTCAAATGGTTTTCCCATGTTTATCCTTTAAGGTTGTTTAAATTTTAACACAGAACTTACTGTATATCAATAAAATCTTGTATGTGTATGTTCCTCAGTTTGTCCTGATCATGTATAAATTGATTAATCTCTATTTGATTGTTTACATCAACTGCACATAAATTAGATATCAAATCTAGCCCAAACTTGTTGTTTTTTTCAAACCGTTTTTTGGCGTGTAATGTTAGTGTGTTTGCGTATTTAATGTTTAACGGAGTTGGGTAGTGTAAAAATGCATATGAATGATCAATGTTGTGTTGTTGTGCAAATTCAAAAATGTTTTCCAGGTTGTTAATGTTTAATGCACTTACAGTGGTCCAAAGGTTTAAATTAAATTTACCCGTATCCTGATATGCCAATAAGTTTGTTTTAAATCTTTCCCAATCAATCGGCCAACGTACATAATCATGAACTTTGCCAATTCCATCAAAACTTACTGTAACAGTTACTTTGATTCCACGATCCACTACTGCCAACAACTCATTCAACATCAATGCAGCGTTGGTGTTTACTCGCAATGATTGTAAATTAGGAGGCAAGTTGGCCAGTATGCGTTTGTAGTTTTTACTTGCACTTGGTTCGCCACCGTTGATATCTAATTGAACAATGCGTTCCAATGGTAGTTGCCAGAATTTATCTGAGTTATCTACTATTGGATAATGTTTGCTTTGTAAACTACCAATCTTGGTACTAAGTCTTTGACTGCATGTCTGACATGCACTGTTACAAATGTTATCAAGCACACCACCAAAATGCAAGTAGTCAGATTTGGTTTCCTTTTTGTGATGTTCTAAAC